TTTAACAGCAAGTGATATTGCAGATGGAATAGTATCAAATGCTAAACTAGCACAAGATATTATTTCAGCAGACACAGCTTTAGGTGCAACACCAGCAGACACAGATGAATTTTTAGTATCTGACGCTGGAGTTTTAAAGCGAATGGATTATTCACATATTAAAGGTGGTGGTTGTTGGGAAAAAATACTTACGACTACGATAGAAAATAAAGACGATAGTGGACCAGCAACAGTTGATTTTAGTAGCACATATATAACAACTACATACCTAGATTATATGATAATATTTTCAGGAGCAAAACCTCAAACCAATAATACAAGTTTTGAAATGTTATTTAGTGTAGATGGTGGAAGTAGTTTTTTAACTACTTCTGACTATTGGTTTGGAATACTTGGTCGAGGAGCAGATGGTAGTACCGATACAGTTGAATCAGGAGGTACAAGTGAATTTACTTTACTGAATGAAGGAGTAGGAGAAGATAGTACAGCTGGAGGTATTATAGAATTATATGATCCTATGAACCAAAGTTCAGATGAAAAATATCCTATGGCAACTTGGAGAACAGTAAGCAGACACGGTGCTGGTGGTAGAATTAATAATAGTTATGGTGGTGGTGTGTATAAAGGATCAGTTACTGCTGTATATAATGGAATTAGACTTCAACCAGCTTCAGGCAGTTGGGAACTTGGAGTTTTTACACTCTATGGAAGGAAAACTTAAATTATGACAAAATGGAAATTAGTAGATGGAGTTCGTGTTGATTTAACACCTGAAGAAGAAGCGGCTAAAGATGTAAAAGATCAGGTATGGAATGATGCGGCTCCTGATAGAGCATTTAAAGAATTAAGAAATAAAAGAAATAATCTTTTAGCTGAAACAGATTGGATAGTAACTAAAGCAAAAGAAACAGATACAGATGTTCCTGATGCTTGGAAAACTTATAGACAAGAATTAAGAGATTTAACAAATGGTCTTACAACAGTAGAAGATATTGAGAACGTAACTTATCCAACAAGACCGGGAGATTAATTTATGGGAAATTATATAGGAAAAACACCAACAGTAGGAGCATTTCAAAAGTGTGATGCAATTTCTGTTGTTAATGGACAAGCTGCCTACACATTACAAGTAGGTAGTGCGAATGTATCACCAGAAAGTGTGAACCATATGATTGTGTCGTTGAATGGAGTTATCCAAGCACCAACAACAGCATACACAGTTTCAGGAGCAACTTTAACCTTCGATTCAAACCTAGCAACAGGTGATGTTATAGATTTTGTTTTATTATTAGGAAATGTTTTAGATATAGGAACTCCTAGTGATAACACAGTCGCAACTGCAAAAATTCAAGATGATGCTGTTACATTAGCCAAGATGGCTGCTGGAACAGATGGAAATATAATTAGTTATGATGCTTCTGGTAATCCAGTAGCAATCGCAACAGGATCAGACGGACAAGTTTTAACTTCTGCTGGTGCTGGACAACCTCCAGCTTTTGAAGCGGCAGGTGGTGGTGCGTGGACTTTTATTCAAGCACAAACCGCAAGTAATTCAAGTTATATAGAATGGACAACATCACAAATTACTAGTACTTATGATATTTATAAAATATTTGCTTACAATGTTCACTCTGCCAGTGATGATATTCAAGCATATGTAGGAGTAGATGTTGGAGCTGGTTATGTAACTTCAAATTATAAATATGCTACAGGAGCAGTTGTTTATAATGGAACAGTAGCGGCAGTTGGATCTGCTTCTGCTAGTTTTATAAGAGTTACTAAAGATGGAGCTGGAAATGCAACTGGGGAACATCAAAATTATGAATTTACAATATGGGACCCTTTAGCAACTGATAACTGGAAAATGATCCATTGGCATGGCTCACATAGTAACCAAGATGGAGAAGTTTTTGAATTTCACGGTTCTGGTGGTTATTTTTCTGGTCAAGCCGCATTATCAAAATTAAAGTTTTATATGGAAAGTGGAAATATTACCAGCGGAGATTTTTACCTTTACGGATTGAATAAATCATAGGAGAATTATGGGAACAAAAATGTCAAATGGAATAAGTGTAGAATTAACAGCAGATGAATTAGCTGAACACGAAACAGCACAAGCTACTGCACAAGCAACTATGCAAGTTGAAAAAGATGAAAAAGTTATTACAGATGCAAAAAAAGCATCAGGCAAACAAAAACTCAAAGACTTGGGTTTAGACGATGCTGAGATCAAAGCATTAACAGGAGTGTAATCAATGGCAATAACAACATTAAATAATAGAGCAATAAACAGATCAGATACAGCTTCAGCAGATCAAGTATGGACAGCGACTTCTGCTACAGCTTCTGACTTTCAAGCGGTTAGTGGTACTCACACATTATTATCTACATCAACAGTATCAAGTGCGGCTTCCGAAGTTGATATTTCAAGCAACATAGACAGTACATATAAAAGATATATGATTGATATACACGATTTAAAACCAGCAACAAATGCTTCTCATTTATATATGAGATTTTTTCAAGGTGGAAGTGTTGATACCTCTAGTGCTTATGATAGTACATCTGCTTACAATGGTTCTGATGATGGTTCAGGACCAACTATTAATAGAGAAAATGGCTCAGCTTATATGAAATTAGCTGATGAAGTTGGAAGTGATGCAACGGAAACTTTACAAGCTAGAATTTATCTTCACAATCCATCAAGCACAACAACTCATACTAGGATTTCGGGTCAAGCAGTTTGGTCAAGAGGAGATAATTCAACAACCGCTTTAATTGGTGGTCGAATAGACCAAACAGCCGCAGTAGATGGAGTAAGATTTTATCAATCTAGCGGAAATATAGACAGTTGCGTAATCAAACTTTATGGAGTAGCTTAATGACAAGATATAGAATTTTAAATGGAGTAAGAGTTCAATTCACAGCAGAAGAAGAAACTCAAAGAGATGCTGATGAAGCACAAGCATTAGCAGAACAACAAGCCAATGCTTATAAAAGAAAAAGAGCAAAAGAATATCCAAGTATAGCAGACCAACTAGATGACATTTATCATAATGGCATTGATGGTTGGAAAGCTACAATCAAAGTAACTAAAGACAAATATCCAAAACCATAGATTTTGTGCCAATTTTAGAACCACATTGGAAATCTTATATAGTTCAAACCGCAGAACCTGTACTTACTCCTAAACAATGTAATGAACTTATTACTATAGGAAGAACTGAACCTAAAATAAATGCTACTATTGGTACGACAGATAAGACTACAAAATTAGACGAAAGATATAGAAAAAGTGTAATTAGTTGGATACCTTTTGCTAAAGCCGTGCCGATTTATCAAGTTATTAGACAATGGATGGAAGTTACTAATAATAATTATTTTGGATTTGATACTGTACAATTATCAGAACAAGCTCAATATGCTGAATATTATAAAGATGGATTTTATAATTGGCATATGGATAGTAATGTAGAAATGAATAATATGCCTACTGTTAGAAAAATATCTATGACATTACTCTTAAATGATCCTAAAAATTTTGAGGGTGGGGATTTAGAATTGTTTTGTGGTGAAACATTAGATTCTGAAAAGAATAAATTTAAGATGAAACAAGGTTATGCTATATTTTTTGCTAGTTTTCTTCTTCATCGGGTTATGCCAGTTATTAAAGGAAATCGTAAGTCTTTAGTGATGTGGTTTGGCGGATCACCATTACGATAAAACCATTTATATAACCCATTAAGTTTGATATACTAATCTTTATGGGAATAAGGGATGAGATATTTAATTGTAGCTTTTATAATCGTAATGTTATCTGCGTGTGAAAATACTAGACAATCTATTGGTATTACAACAAAACCTTTAGCAAGTGATGATAAATTTGAAGATAGTACGAAATTGAATTGGAAGATAACTTGGGGTAAAATAAGACCAAAAGAAGATGAAGATTAATGACAGATAAAATTATAACATTATTAGTTGGACTATTAATAGCTTTAGGTGGTTGGTCATTATCTCGTACCTTTGAACTCTCTACAATTCAAGCAGTACACGAAGATAAAGTTGATAAGTTAGAAAGACAGGTTTTAAAATTAGAAGATCAAATTGATAAGATGATGGATTCAGATGAAGATATTATGGATCAACATAAAAAATTATTTAAAATTTTAGAAAAAGGAGATAC